TAGTGGTAATTGGTATTTTTTATTTAATTTTATTTTTAATACTTTAATATGAAAATAGTTACAAGAGTTTACGAAGATGAAGAAACAATATCAACATGGACTTATGATTTAGATAAGTTCAAGAACGGACCAATTTCTGTTGATATCAAATACAAAAACGAACCTGTAAAAAAACGTTCAGGTAGAGAAAAAAACCCAAATAAAAAATGAAAACAATATTTTTAGACCACGATGGAGTTATCTGTCTGTCCACTAATTGGGGGTCACGATTTAAAAAACAAAAAAAATATAGAAAAAAATTGAGTCAATCAGTAATGACAATGCCTCTTGATGCTCGTTTTGATAACTTTGATAAGAAATCAATCAAGGTATTGAATGAAATCTTGGAACAGACCGGCGCAGAAATCGTTGTATCTTCTGATTGGAAAGTTTGGTGTTCAGTTGAGGAAATGGGTGATTACTATGAGAAACAAGGTATCATCAAACGACCAATTGATTTCACAACAAATGTGATTGATGGTGAAAAAGTTACATGGTACCGAAATTGGGATTTGGAAGGAACAAGAAGTATACAAATCCAAGAATGGTTAAAAGAACATCCTGAGGTAACACATTGGGTGGCGATTGATGATTTGGATATGGGCAAGACCGGACTACATTACGGAATGGAATTTGAACACGAATGGGGGTTGGATAACTTTGTCTTAACACCTTTGAACAATGAAGGTATTAAACAAGTAGGGGTTAAAGAAAAGGTTTTATCTTTCTTGGAAGGATAATATTTATTCTATATGAAGTATATTATTACAGAGTCACAATCTAAATTGCTCCAACCGACAATTCAATCATTAATTGATTCTGAACTTGATTCATTACGTACAGAATCTGAAGACTGGGGGATGGAAGATATGGATGCAATTCATGAAGTGCAATCTGTAGACAAAATAGTTATTGATAGAATTGTAACAGTATCCAAAATAAAAGTTTACGTTAACATTTATACTAATTCAAACAGAAACGATTTTGACAATTTAAGGGCTGAGATTCAATATAGAATAGAAGATTGGCTTCCAAACATTGAATTGTATATTGAAAACATAATAGACGACAGGGAATTTGGACCTGGAATTGATTGGTAATTAAATTATATATGAAAAATATTAATGTATTGTTTTTTATCTTACTATTCACATCTTGTGTTAGTTTTGAAAATCTAACTGATGACAGACATAGACCTGAAGATGATGAAATGTATTGGAATAGAACTGAAGAGTTTTGGGTAACACACCACGAACCAAAATCAAGACCAGAATCGTCTGAAGATTATTATGGTAACAGACCAGTTTTACCTCCAACTTATTACAACAACTATCCTGACTATAACTACTATAATAGAAACAACAACTATTACCCAACGTATAACTATCAACAGACGACATTACCGTTACCACCACCTCCACCACAACACAACAACCCTTCACCAACTATTAACACACCTAAACCAAATGTAACTCATTATAAAAGAACTAATGAACCACAAAGAGGTAATGGTAAACCAGGTGTTAGAAGATAAAAAAAACCCCATTTGGGGTTTTTTAATTTATTTCAGGTTGGTCTTCATCAGTTGTTGGTAAATTCTCTTCTTTCTTTTCTTTTTGAATTTGATTAATTATATATCCTGATACTGCAAATTCAACACCAGTCCACATTATTAAATCAGTTATTGACATAGCTGAATGTTTTTCCAATAGGAAAAAAATCATACCCCATTGGGCAATAATAAAAGCAACACCTGATTCAATTCTTTTTTTTGAGAAAAATGAAGGTTTACTTGAATACATTTTACCTAATTCAGAAATAACCCATTTAATATTTTCCCACCCAAAGAAAAATTTCTTGTTTTCCATAATTTTAATTTTTTTGGTTTATCTACCTTGACCTTTGTAGTTTTTTGGTTTTTGTTCTTTCGGTCCGTATTTTTTCTTTGATACGCCTTCTCTTCTTTTTCCGAAAGTTTCTTTTACCCCGTTAGTTGAAAGTTTTCCTTTTGCCATTTTAACTATTTACTTTTTAAGTTGGTTTATTATTATAAATAGTTTTTAAAATAAAAAAAGGGACATCAGTCCCTTTTTCAAATTTGTTAGAATTATTATTTTCCTTTAACTAATTCCATACATCTTTTCAAGTATTCTTTAGCTCTTGGTGATGGTGTAAATTCATCATCTTTAGTTTGTAATGATAATACTTTTTCAATGTCTTTAACTAACTCAGTACCATGTTCATTTTCCTTATAAAGTTCAATTACTTTATCCATCGCTTTATTACATTGACCTGAAGTTTCATCAAAATAATTTTTATTTCTGAAATTGTTTAAATTTTGTAACATTTCGTAAGACAAATGTTCACCACCATCTGTAACGTCTTTAAATAATCTTAGGTTATTTAAAATACCTAATGTATCCACTAAAGAGTTAACACCATTTTTTCTTTTTGTGATACTTGGAGTATATTCCATAAAATTTTCAGCTTCTCCAGTAAGTTCTGTTAATGGCAAAGAATTAGTAGTTAAACATCTTGGTTTCTTTTCTACGATTTCACTTTTTTCTGACATTTCTTGTTCTGAAATGTATTTTTTAAGTGTATTACGAATAATATCGGAGTTAATACTTCTTTTTTTCATAAAATGACTATTTTTCTTTATAAATACTTATAGATGTTAAATTATTCAGTATTTCAAATATTTATAAAATGATAATTCCATTTGAATGAATCATAAATAGTAAATCCGTTAATATGGAAGATGGAGATAGTACACAGAACTTGGAAAAAAATATTTTTAGAAAATATTTCCGTAAAACTTTTAATGTTAGGAATGTTCTTCAATCCACTTGGGTTCGATGCTGTTCAGTATTGGCTTATTTCACTAACAGGGAGTTTGTGGTACGCAAATCTAACTTTGTATTTTATTTCGGGTTTTTTCTTTGGGTTATCTTTTTTATTCAAAAAATATTCTAAATGAGAAATTTAAATAGACACTTATTAAGTGAAGAAAAGACAAAATCAGAATCACATATTAAACGTATTGTGGACATTCTTAGATATAGTGATGTATACAGTGCTCAATTACAAAAAGATTTAAATCAGGTAATTGATTACTCAAAAAACCAAATTGTTGATTTCAATTTGTTAGAAAGAGGTATAATGAAAGTCCTTAAAATGAAAGGGGATAAGAGTAAAAATATCCTTGAATTTTTTAAAAAATTATTAAAGTCACTTAAAAAACGAGAAAAGAATATTATTTTACAGGAACCTGAAAAAGATGATTTACCACAGTTAGAACCACAAGAACCTTCAGTAATTCCAAAGAAAGTTTATAGAGAAGAACTTTATTATTTACAAGTTGAGTTATTAAAATTACAAGAATGGTTAAATCAAACAGGTAAAACTGTGATTATTGTTTTTGAAGGTAGGGACTCAGCGGGTAAAGGTTCAACAATTAAAAAATTTGTTGAATATATGAACCCAAGATTTTATAATATAATTGCTTTAGGTATACCATCACCCGAAGAAAGAAAAAATTGGTGGGATAGATATAGAAGTCAAATACAATCTGGTAAAGTTAATTTATTCGATAGAAGTTGGTATAACAGAGGATTAATAGAACCTGTTATGGGTTATGGTTCGGCTGAAGAATATGAGGATTTTATGGATAATGTTGAAGATTTTGAACAGGGATTAGTTAAAGACGGTGATTACCTTTTCAAACTGTGGTTTTCAATAGATAAAGTAACTCAAGCTAAACGATTTGAGATGAGACAACAATCTCCTTTAAAATATTGGAAATATTCACCTAATGATGAAAAGATGCAAGATTTGTGGGATAGATTTACTGAATTTAAAGAAAAACTATTTGATAAGACATCAACAGTTAATCATCCTTGGGTGATTATTGATTCAAACGATAAAAGAATTTCAGGTTTAAATGCGATTAGATATGTTTTACAAAACATACCATATAAAAATAAAAATGAAGAAATTTTAGATAAAAGCTTTCCTGAAGCATTAACTGTATTAAAACCGTAAACAGATGAAAAACAATAAAATAATATCAGAAGGTTTAAAATATCATTTGGACTATGAAATTCCATTAACCGAAAATGTTTACCGACCTCTTTCTGAAAACTTTTTTAAATTAATTAACGAAGTAAGAGAATTATATAAAAACGGTATGATTGACTTAAACGAAGATGAAATAGATATTGTTGAATCTGACATGGGAGAAACTGTTACCTTATCTGATGGAAGTGTTATTTATCTTGATGTACCATTTATTGAAGAAAATTTAAATGAAGCGGAATACAAAGGAAGAAAAGTACAATTAGGAAAACCTATGAGAAACTCAGGTGGTGGAAAAAAATATGTTGTTTATGTTAAAAACCCATCAACAGGTAATGTCAAAAAAATCTCATTTGGTGATGTTCATGGTGGTTTAACTGCTAAAGTATCTAATCCAAAGGCTCGTAAAGCATTTGCTTCACGTCATCAATGTGCTAAGAAAAAAGACAGAACAACTGCCGGTTATTGGGCGTGTAGAGTTAATAGATTTGGACACCTTTGGGGTGGTAAAACATATCCAGGATATTGGTAATTTATGAGTGAAGATACTAAACCATATGAGGATATCATTTTAACTTCAAATGAAAAAGAAAGAACATTTGAAGAAAATGTTTCTGATGGTGAGTTACTTTGGCATCGTGATAGAGAAGATAGGATAATTGAAGTTCTTGAAGGGGATGATTGGAAACTTCAAATGGATAATGAATTACCTGTAATTTTAGAAAAAAGTAAAAAATACTTTATACCAAAAGGTGTGTATCACAGAGCTATTAAAGGAAAAGATAAACTAAAAATTAAGATTCAGTTTTAGAATTTTTCTCAATTAAACTTGTGATTCTTCTTCTAGCCTTTTCACCTAAAGGAATTGGATTACCGTCCTCATCAATACTTACAAATTTAATATTTGTTCTTAAAACTATAACTTGATTACCTGTGTAAACATTATGTGCTCTTGCTTCCATATATAATGTTACAGATGTTATTCCTAATTTTGATGGGTACCCGTAAATCTTTAAAAGTTGACCTTCCTTTGCAGGTTTTTCAAAATAACATTTATCAATAGATACGGTTACCATTCTTGGGGTATCACAAATTTGCATTGAGTATCCTGCAGCTGCGGCATCAGCCCAAGCTAATAATTTTCCTCCAAATAAGTTTCCGTGAAATCCTAAATCAGATTTTTTTACGGGATGTGTGTTTAATAGTTCCATAAATGGAATTATAATTAAAAATAAAGTAATTTGAAATAGTA